TAATAACAGAGTCTGTTTGTGTATCTCTCAAAATTTGATATGTAAATTTGTTGGCCATGGTTTTCTATTCTTAAAATATTATCTATTTATGACTAAAATTACCATCAATATTTTGAAGACATTCTGTGCATGTGTTTCATGTCATTGTGGTGCATAATCATGTTTGTGTGATGTTCCATGTGGTGATGCATACGAGATTCACCTTTAGCGTGGTGATGCATCAAAGATGCTTCTTCGTGGCATTTTGCACATTTCTCATGGTATTTTGCATCACGCATTTTTTCTGCTTCTTCAGACATTTTTGCTGCTCTTGCGCTTGCTTCNTGAGCCTTGCTGGCGTGCATGTGNTATGCATGAGTACCTTCTGTNAAAGAATCAGCACTTTCTTTCATGCTGTGTTTAGCCATTTCTTTCTTCATCATCTTCATCTTAGACTTCATTTTTTCTTCTTCGTCTTCTTCTTCACTCATGCCGTGTTTTGGCTTTTCTTCTTCTTTTTTCATGTGCCATTTTTCTTCTTCTTTTTTCATTTTCTTGCCTGGCATCATTTCTTCTTGGTTCAACAAACCTTGAGCAATTTCTTGTTTCTTTGCTTCAATGTGTGCTGTAACACGGTCGTGAATTGCTGCATATAATTCTGCTCTGAAATTAACTGCATCATCTTGTGCTGCGTAATCTATTAGGTCTCTTGACATAGTTTCCTCCAATATGGTGTTTATTTATTAACCTTGAGTGGTAGCCTTAGCTGGATCTTTTTCTTTGCTCTGGTCTAGTTTAATGTCCAAATCATTTTGGTGTTCTGCACCATCCATTTGGATTTGTGATAACATCTGTTGTTGTGCAACATCATTCGTAACTTGAACTGGTAAACCAATGCCTGCTTCTTTTTCTTCTTCAATTTCTGATTGCATAACTTTGATTTCATCGTCATTCAATCTCAATACATTACGTTGAATCCATGCTTGTGAGAAATAACGACCAGTATATGGGTCAACTGATTGCAACAACTGCAATCTTTGTGTCATTAGTTCTGCATCTTTAAGTTCACTGAAATTATTGTCTTTAATGAAGTTATAGTGAACATGTTCCTTGAATTGTTTCCATTCTTCATCGGTACAAACACCTTTGAGTACCAATTGAACTCTTAGTGCTTGATGGAACAAGTCAGAGAATTTGTTACGCATACGAGCAACAAACTTAGCAAACTTTAATTCATCTCTTGTAATTTCACCAACACGACCTAAAGAGAACCCGGATTGGTTAGGATCAAGTCTGGAGACAGGAACGTTCAAAGACTTATACAGTTTCTTCTCAAAGTATTTAACGTCTTCCAACTCACCTAGGTTCTGCCCACCTGGTAGTGTGGTAATCTCTGTACCTTTGCCGCCTTCTCTACGTGGTAACCAGAAGTCTTCCATCATGGATAAGAACTTACGGTCATCACGGACTTCGCCTGTGTTTGCATCATATACAAGTTTGTTTTTATACTTGACCATAATGTCACGTAGGTATTGTTCTGCCTTTAGTTTAGGCAAATTACCAACGTCAATATAGAAAATTCTACGTTCTGGTGCACGAGAGATACGATAGATAACTGTCGCATCTTCAATCATACGCAACTGGTTTAGTGGCTTGATTGCTTTGTGTAGGTAAGATAGAACAACCGCACGGCGACTATCCATAAGTCCACTAACCACAGAAACAACAGAGTCAGTAGTAATTCTGGTACCAACTGGTCCATAATTTGTAGAAGTACCAGAGGTAACTTTATCATTGTAGATGTAATATTCATTAACAACATTCATTACCTCTACGCCGGTGCGTTCATCTTTTTGTTTTTTGATTTCACGAATCTTACGCATCTTGCGTGGGTCAACGTAACGCAGTTCTTTAATACCAGCAGTTGGGTTTTCTTTATCTACAATAATGTGGTAATACAATTTACCATCAATATAATATCTACGGAAGATATCTTGTGCCATGTTGGTATAGTTCAACATACGCAAGATTTGGTGAAATTCCGCCTTGATTGCTTTCTTAATCTTGTCTGATACATTTAAATCATCAAGAATAATTTCTATGTTCTTGCCATCATCGTCTTGGCAGATAGCTTCATTAACAATGTCGTCAATGGCTGATTCAATTTCTGGCTGCATTGCCATTTCACGGTAACGAGATATAAGTTCTACCTCATTTTTTGCAGTACCGTCTAAGTCAACATATGTGCCGTAATATGCAGCGGAAGTAATCGTTAACGCACCGTCATCCGAAGATGGTGGCGAAAACGATTGTTGTTGGGTTTGGTTTTCTTCTTCCTCTTTGCGAGAAATTGTAAAGCCAAATAGACTAAACTTTTGTGCCATGTTTTTCCTGGTTACATTTCAAATAAATCATAAAAGAGAGGACCGAAGCCCTCTCTTATGTATACAACAAGAATTAACTTGTTGTGTTGCTTGTCCAGTATTGGTAAGCAAATGTTACTGTGAATTCTTCAATAGTATCATTTGTTCCCCAATCCAAATCAATTGGAGACAAATCAACTGGGAACATACCAACAAATCCATAAGACTTGATGATACCGTTGTTACCGGCAGTTGATGTTTTGCTATATTGGTTAACAGTTGCATTGATAGCATATGGTTGACCACCAGAACCACCACCAGTAACGTTAGCTGGCAATCTTACGTTGCCTGCGTTGCTGTTGATTGTGTTCATCCATGCTTCAATGGAGTTACGAACGCTGAAGTTTTCATCGTTGATAACTGTTACTGTCCAGTCTGCAAATGTTCTGTTACCAGCAAACTTTGTTTCACGACCAAAGTAGTACAATGGAACAGTACCAATTGTTGAACCAGGTAACTGAGCAGCTTTACACAAGAAAGAGAAAGGTTGGCCAGACTGACCAACGCCTCCTGGTAAACCAGTCATTTGAACCTGGAACAAATTTGGACGTGCGCCGTCATTTTGTAACGCACTTGTAAATTCGCTAATTTGAAAAGCCATTTTATTCTCCTATTTGTTCCTATTTATTAAGCGCCAGTGGTAGTTACTGTAGAGAAGCTAACACCAGTACCAACTGCAACAAAGTTCAACTGGATAAAGTTGATAGAACGAGCAGGTTGAATGTAAATGTCACCAACAAATTGGTTAGCGTTAACAACAGAAGGTGTGTTGTTAGTTGAGTCGCAAACAACTTGGAATGATGTGATACCTCTTTGTGCTTGAACTGAAGTCAAGAATGGAGTTACAAGAGCAATAAATTGTGCTTGTGTAAACGCATCGTTGAATTCAAACAATGAGTATTTTGCTGCTGTTGCAATTGCTTGTTCTAGAACAATGAACAATCTACGAACGTTGATACGGTCAAACGCTGAAGGTTGTGTTTGCATTGTCTTGTCGCCAAACAATACTGTACCATTTCCTGGTTGAGAAATGACTGGATTAACCGCAGCTTGATACAATGCATCACGTGCCGCTTGGATTGGATTCCATGCCAACTTGATAACATTCTTGATAACGCCACGATTCAAACCAGCTGGAGACCACCATGGATTGTTTTGTGTGTCTGTATATACGCATAGACCAGCAATGTCACCATTCAATGGAACCCAACGGTATGTGTTGTTATACTTGTCAAACATGTATTTCCAACCAGAGTCAGCAAAACCGTAAGAACCTGATGGACCACCAGTAATAGAAGACAAATTGCTCATCCAAGATAGAACACTTGTTTGTTCGCTACCAGAGTTGTTAACAACCGCGGATTGTGGTGGAGAAACAAAAGCAACACAGTCTTTACGTGTAGAAGCAATGTTAATAGCATTTGTTTGAACTGCTGAACTTGTAAATGGACCAGTCATCAACAATGAAACTGCTACTTGTGATGGGTCAGCAAAGTAACTCTGTGCAGCAATAATGTCTGAATCTTGAATTGCTTGGTCTGTACCGCCAGCTAGTGCAACAGTTTGAACGCTAGACAAGGTTTGGAAAGAAACGTTTGCTGTTGGTTGACCCCAAGCTTTAGCACCTGTTGAAGTAACTGAATAAGAAACTGGAT